AAAGACTTGTCGGTAGCGTCACTAGTTACGCCTTCACTGTTGTTGTACGCTTTTGCACTTGTAACAGCCTGTTTTGCAATTTGATCAATAATGTCGCTGTTAATACCTTGACCAATAAGTTGGTCAAAGACCATAAGGTCAGCAAGTACTCCAATGTCAGTTACCCATGATGGGTCGTATGCATCTAGGTTTAAACCAATGTCTGGGCGTGCACCCAACCCATTACTTCTATCTTTAAGTAAGTCAGCGTCTGACCTAACTTTTGTAATACCTGATTGTGTTCTATATGAAGATGACGCAATCTCTGCTTCACGGTTAAACATTAAATCAAAACCAAAGTTGGCATCACCTGGTGTTGGTTGTGTTAATTGAAAAGGGTCTTGGTTCATCCAATACTGGATATCATTTCGTGCAGAAACACTACGTGTTAAAGTATCTGGGTTAAACTGAAAGTTCAGGCGACGACTTGGTGACAGGCTTCCATTTACCGTTGTATATTCGTTTGTTAGCAAACGCATATAACCACGCTCTACAGGGTACGTACTTCCAGGACTTCCTAATACAGCATTCTTTTGAGAAGGCCCAGGCCAGATAAAGTCGGGGTTGCTTTTAGTGCTGTTTGTTACGTTTGGGTCAGCCGCTTCTATGTTGTAAAACTGGTTTCCAGCATAACGATTAGGGGGGTTTGCCATTAGAGGTTCCTCATAGCGGTTCGTTTAAGATCTTGAGTAATTAAGTTAGCGACTTCTTGAGCCGCACGCTTTGCGTCCGCAGTGTTACTTCCCGTTGACTGGATGTAGATATTTGGGGCGATAGTAACTCCCCCGCCTTGCACAACCGTTGTATTACCTCCACCACGTGACGGTGTTGTTGGGTCACCTGTGGTTGGTAAGTTCATGCTCTGAGCAATTTGTTTACTCTGCGCCATTTTGTCTGGGGCAATACCGTTCTTCCAGTCACCTTTAACATTCCAAGGTGAGAGGTTTCCTCCGCCATAGGTAATGCGGGCGGCTTTAACGTTAGTTTTTGGATCAAACAATTCACTATCGTCAGCAATACCAAAATACTTACGTCGGGCTTCCCCTAAGTTGCCTTTCATATTTATTTGGAACAAGCCATATGAGTCATCAACAGGACCTACGTTACGTACTGAAGGTATCCAACGTGATTCTCTATGGGAGATAGCAAGCATCTTCCAAATGTCTTCTTTTTTAAATCCACGATTCAATAGCATTTGTGCAATTGCACGGGGGTCCATGGCTTTGCCAGTTGTTACAGAACCAGATTGTTGTGTTGAGGTGCTGGCGGATCCAACGTTACGAGTACGGCGTCCTGTAGCCATACGACCGCCACCGCCGCCGCCACCTAGTTTCCTAGATCCAACTTTGAATGCTTCCATCTGAGCACTCATACCCATTTGTGAGTATGCGTTTACATTCCCAGAACCAGTTGAGTTGTACAAAGCATCGGATACTCCACCGTCGCTAGACGCTCCCTCAAAAGTTGCATTTGGATCCATACGTTCCGCACCAGCAATAGTTCCCCAAGGTGCCCCAGCCTTTTCATATTGACGACGGCTGTTAGGGAGTTCTGCTGGCTGTACGTGCCATGGTTCGTTGTTGACGTTGGCAAAAGTCTTCAAACCATACTTAGCGGCGTTTTCTTGCACCCAGTTAAGGTCACCAGTAAGGTCAGCCGCCAGTCCAATTTCGTGCATTGACATTCCTGGAGGAGCGGCGTCTGCAACACCTGAGTTCTTCTTCCAGTATGCGCCATCCCAAAATGTCCCAGTCTTGTCAGATGTGCGACTATACCGAGACAAGAACAAACTACGTTGTTGAGCACTAGAACGAAATCCTCCGCCAATCCCTACTTTTCCACCAGAGGCTTCAATCATCTGTTCAAGACGTTGTCTAAACTTATCGTTTAATCCAGAAGAACTTCCTGAAGTAACTTTACCTTTAGTAGCCGATGCACTTTTCTTACCGCTTGCTGTTTCAGTACCATCTCCAAGTAACAAACTTGCACCAAAAGCAGCAGTTCCAAGTGTTAATGGGGTTGCAGTACCACCGCTTAATACGGTACCAATACCAGAAGCGGCGATAATGCCAGCGCCTAAACCTTTCTTTAAAAGACTTCCACCAATTCTGGTTATTGGATTTCCACGACTAGAGATGCGAGCACCAGTAATTGCAGAAGTCAATTCTTGAATACGGGTGGTCAACTCAATCATCTTTTGCGTGTTGGTTTCCATTGACGCAAGGTTGTCTTTTTGACGGTTGTAGAACTTCTCGTCTTTTACTTCTTGTTTACGAGTTGTCTCTTGTTGCTGTGTGGCAAAGTTCTTTTCAATGCCCATGATTTCACGCTGGGATTTAAGTTCGGGGTTATACATCCCTTGATTGCCACCAGTTTTCTTTTGAAAAGTGACATTATCTTTAGCGTATTGAAGGACTGCATTTTGCATATCCTCAGGAAGACCCAACTGAGTCAGACGTGCACGGGCGGAAGAACCTTGTTGCATTGCACCAGCAAGGTAACGTTCATTTGTTAAGCCAGACCCACGAACAACTCCTTGGAACACCTCAGTCATGGAGCGTTGTTTACCACCAGGACCATACAAACCAGTTCCTAATGTCATGGTCATTCTGTTGTTGACCATTGGGTTAGCCAATGTTGTAAGCATTGAAGCAAAGTCTTGAGTGCTGTAGGAGTAACCTAAAGCAGCGCTAAGTCCTTGAATACTTCCTGCTTGTTTCTGGGCATTGATACCTGTCTGTGCTTGCAGACTTAATAATTGGTTTGTACCATCAGCACCAAGTCGGAATCCTTGAAGAGGTTTCCTATATTGATCATAATAACCTTGTTGACTTATTCCTTCGGTTTGTTGATAAAGAACAGCCAATTGGTCAGTCCGTAAGGCACGACCATACATCTGGTTAGTACGGTTATCAATTGCGTTAATACCTGCACCAATGGCTTGCATACCATATTGCGCAACTTGCGCCATGCCTGCTCCGCCACCTGTACCACTTGGAAAGGCGGCACCACGCATGTTGGAAAAGAAACCACTACCACTCCCACCCATCATTCCAGCCTGAGCAACAGGGCTAGAACCAGTCTTAGGTACTACAGAGGCTTTACTACTAGCAATAGCCTGTGAGACGGCGGTACCAGTGCTTGTAGTGCCGTTAGACGGTGCAGAAACGTTTAACCCCGCAGAACCACCTGTTACGCCTTGGAGAGCGTTAGAGAGGCTGTTAACCTTGCTGGTAGCCGATGTAGCAGCAGTCTCAACTGCTTTTATCTTGTCTTTAAGACTTTGAAAGCCTGTAATGAGTTTTGACATCTGGCTAAGGTCAACATTGAACTTGGCACGAAATTGAGCGAGTTCTCCACCAGACGTGGTGGATCCACCAAAGGGTCCATTCAAACTCTTTTCACCATCAGGTGGTGGTAGTGGTGCCATCGCTAGTCTCCAGACTTACGCCATTTACCCATAGACGACCAGTACTCTCTTTGGCGTACAGTCATGTTTTGTATATCAGCGAGCGTAAAGCCCTTGTAGACGGTGGCAATCAAATCGTATTCCCAGTATATATGAACTAGTTTAACCGAATAAAAGGGATGCCCAATCAAGCACGAAAACGATTGGTTCGTTGCACGTAGCGCATTGGGCATTCACCTCCCCTATCTCAGGCCCTGGCTGGTTCTGCATCAGGGCGTTTATAAGATTAGAGCGGTCTTGAATACCGAGGCTTTTAGCCCAGTGTTCTGCATTTTTAACATCGTCTGAGGACACACAACGAGCCAACATGATGGTGTTCTGTTCCGCTATGGACTTGGCTTTTTTAGAAACGTACTGGCTATCAGCGCCAGTAGGTAGACGGAAATTCACCGTCTCACCATTCTTTAAGGTAGCCGTAATTGGTTTGTAGACATCTACATCCATGTTCCTTTTATCAAACTTGTCAACAGGAACGGTGACATCATTGGACGCCGAGCATCCGTTACAAATCACTTGGTACTCACGGTTGCTTCCGTATGTAGCAATAACAATGCCCAAGAACAAGAGGTCACGGTCACCAATAATCAACTCGTCAATTATTGACGGGGTGCTTGCAATATCTACAGACCCAATACTAATAACGGCACGCTTGAGCAAGGTTGACATGTACTCTGCGTATACAAGGTTCTTATTATCTAAAGAAGCGAGAGCCTCTTCATCAAAACCATTTAGTTCACGAACGATTGCAGTGGTGTCCCAAGAATCCATGTCCTTGTTGTAGACGCCCTTAATCAACTCAACAACCGTATCGGGTGCTGGTTTGATTTCAGGGACGTCTCCGTCAAGGGCAGTATTAAGGGCGTCCGCTTGTTGCTTTAGATCCATTTAATGCTCCTATGTTGTGGAATTAACTTATACTACATCGTTTCAATATTGGCGATGTCTGCGTCACTCCAAGCAATAAAGAAGCCCTCGTGGTGTACGGTCATTGACTGAATCAAGATACCGTTGTCACCAGCGTTGAGGTCGGTCAAAGCGTAAGCGCCAGGCCATGCGTTGAAAAGTTTAAATGCAAACTTCACGTTACCTGGGGTAATGCTCTTGTTCTGGACGCCACCATCGTATTGGTAGTTCAGGCTTCCGCCACCATTAAGTTCTGAAGCGGTGTGTGGGTGGTCATAAACACGAACCACGATGTCACAACGGTAGTCTCCGTCACCCATTGCCAAACCAGTTGCGCCTGCGACGCCACCGCCTAGCCATGCGTGCATAAACTTCTGCCATGCCCATAGTTGGTCCTGACCAGCAAATGCTCCTCGTGCAAATGACACAGGAGCAAAGTCTGACTGAGCAACCATCTTGTGTGGGTGGGTGTTCATTCCGCCTTCACGGTAAGAGATAACTTCGTTAGTAACGGAGATACCACTCACTTGAGCAAAACCAAGATCACCAATAGCACTTAACTGGTTAGCGAGGTTACTGGCGTTTTGGTTTTTTGGATGGATGCTTACACGAAACTTAAAGTTTCTTAGCGGGTCTGTCCGCATAGTTGTTGCTGCAATTGCCATGTTCTATTTGCTCCTTGGATTAAAGGGTTGTAGCGGAGGAACCGCCAGCCCACTGTGTGAGGTTGATTACGACGAATTCTGCTGGATACTGCAATGCAACACCAATTTCAATGTTTACATTGCCATCTTCAATGGATTGTTGGGTGTTGTTTGATGCATCGCAGACGATGTAGAAGGCATTCGCTGGGTTTGCACCCTTGAGGTTGCCCTTAGCCCAGAAGTCAGTCAAGGTGCTTGAAAGAGCAACCTTGATGCGACCCCAGAGTCGTTCGTCGTTTGGCTCAAACACAGCAAATGCTGATTGGTTCTTGAGTGTTACACGCAAGAAGTTCAAGGTGCGACGGACAGTCACATACTTGTCTGGACGAGTCTTTGACAAGGTGCGTGCTCCGTTGATGATGGTTCCACCACCAGCAATGGTGCGGATACAGTTAACGTTGTTAACGTTGTACAATTCACCTTGATCTGCATCTGTAAGAGTTGCTACCAAGCCAAACACGTTTTGAAGATCCAAGAAGTATCCAGCAGGTGCTTTAGCAACCCCACGGAGGTTCTCCGAACGTACGTACGCTCCAGCAACTGCTCCACCTGGGTAGGTGTCACGGATAGCGGTTGGGCCGCTCTTTGCTGGGTCATACATCTTCAATGCTGGGAAGTAGGTTGCACCCCAACCACCATTAGTGGTGCTGTAGCCAAGAATTGCAGTTTGTTCTGTGCTCTTGGTTACTGCATCAATTGGGCAGTCAATGATTACGAAGGCGTCACCACGGGTAGCGGCGTATGCCAATGCTTGGTTGATACGAACGCTACCTGTCTGACCAACAAGGTTAACCAATAGCGGACCAGGTACGTTGTCCAAGTTGGTTACAGCAGTTGCCCATTCAATATCGGCGCTTACTGTGTTTGGTGCAGTTGCATCTGAACCAGTAACCAATGTCAAGGTCTTTGAATAAACTCCAGCAGTAATTCCTGAAACAGTAATTGTGGTGCTGGATGAAATTGTTGCAGGAGTTCCTACAATCTTTACATAAGAAGAATAAAGATCAAGAACGCTCTTTACATAACGACTTGAGGTTGGATCAAATGAAAGGTCTTGCCAACGCTCTACTTCAACCGTGGCACTACCTTGCACCAAGTTAACAGCCATTGAAAACAATGATGCTGAGTTAATCTTTGGTGTACCCGATGGGTCCGTCAAAGTGTTCTGATCAAATGACAAGGTTACTGAGAGGTTGTTACCCCAAGCACCGACAGTGTTTGCACCTACCGTAAAGATAGTGCTTGCGGCTGAAGCGCCAGTTACTGTTCCTTGAAAGGTAACAGCGGCGGCTACTGCGGTGGTGTCAATTACACGTGATACGTAGGCATCACGACCACCATTAGCAAAGTAATGGTAGACCGCATAACCTAGATCGTAGGTGCTGTTGATTTCACCGAAAGCAGACTTGTAGTCGCTCCATGAAGAAACCAACAAAGGCGTGGAAGGTCCACGTTCTGTTGTGCCTACGAATGCGGCGGCTGTTGTAGCGTTACGTACGCTAACGTTGCTAGTAAAGGGAGTCTCACGAACGTAGACTCCAGGAATGTCATATGCCATTGTTTACTCCTAAATCAGGGGTTACTTACAGGGATTTTCAAATTAATTAGTCTGTTCAATTGTAGTTGAAACAGTCGTTACTTTCTTGAGGCCGATTAGTGCAGACGTTGGAAGTTCCGACGTCATCTGAATTGTGTAGATCTTTCTAAAGATACGCTTCCTATACCCCGCCTCAGGGTCAAGAAGGTCAGCCGTTGACCAGTCCAGAAGGTCTAACCTTCGGGACTTATTGTCTGCGGAGACCACCAAAGACCCATAACGAAATGGGAATACTTGGGTGAGCATCTGGTTCACTAGTTGTCGGTCGTGTATGGCGCTTCTTGTAAACGTAGAAACTTGGTATAAAAGGTCTACAGGTAGAAACTCTGTAGTCCTGTATGAGTCAAAGCCGTTAATGTTTGGAGAACTGGCAGAAGAAGTGCTAGGCCAGTAGTCAAGATTATTAGGCTGTCCAGGGGAATTGGTGTCTAGGTATGACTCTGAATGTTGGCGGTTCTTGGCGTGCACCACATCAATTAGTTCAATTGTAATAAATGGGTAATGGCGCTCAGTTTCACCTTCTGGGTATCGGAAGAACACTTGTACTGGGCGCTCGGCGTCACGGTCGTCAGTAACCGTAAGACCTGATACCTGTAGTTTGATTGCCTCATCTTCAGCAAATAGGAAGCCAGTCTTCATAGCCCAAGCCCTTTTTTGATGTGGTTATTGACCCTGATCTCAAAAGATGAAGAGCGACGTTTAACCATTTTTCTAAAGATACCTTTAGGCGCATTCTGCAAGTCCCCATACTCAAGGGTCTTGACCTGTTGTGAGGCGTCACCACCTACTAAGAACATAAAAGATTGGTTCTCTTCGTTGTATTGGATACTAAAGTTATTTGCCAACTCTGGGTAGCCATCGGACTCAAGGCTCTTTTTAATTTCCTCAGTCTCCTCATTGATTGCTTTATTAATAGCATCAGTCAGTATTTGAGGAAGGCTTTCAGAAGCCAAAGCCATATAGGACAAGGGAGAAGGGGTTCCAGATACAAGGGGGCTAGAACTTGAGGGCAAAGACGATACGTAGCCAGTCATGGCACATCCTTAAGTTCTAGGCGTTGGACCTCTTAGCGCTCGCTAAGATTGATTTAAGTTTATCAAATACTGGGCAACGCTGTAGGCCATGGTAAGTTTTGGACACCCATTGCCGCTGGACCTGGGTCAAACGGCATTTCTTGGCTTACATAAACTTCAATACCTTCAACAACTACCATGACATCGTCACGAAGGCGCCCACGGACACGATATGTGGCAATGGAAAAGTAACGACCGTCATACAAGAACATATCGTTCAGGTGCTTTTGGTACTCAAACGGGTCAGTAACACCAGCACTTCTGAAGTCTTCAATAGACGCCACAAAGTTGGTAAGTTCTACAGGCTGACGACCTTCGGGGATGGCTCGCTTTTGGTCTTCAGTTTCGGTAATCATGAGGGTAGGTATGATTACACCGCTCTTGTACTTGCGACCACCAGACCCTACAATGCCTTCGTCGTATACGTCATCGTAGACAGAACCAGCGCTGGCTGGAGTGGTAGTTGGTAGGTACTCAAACCAAACTATTGATTCGCCGTAGTTCCTCGTGTATTCACGGTAGTGACGGCGTATCTGGGATAACTCACGTCTAATATCCATTAGAAGAACGAATTGTTGACATAGCCCTCTTGAGGTGCCATGTCAACATATACGTCCTCACGCAAGTTGTCAATTGGGGCTTCTTCCAATTGAATGACTTCTTTGTCAGGGTTCGGGAAGATACGTTCAGTTGGGCTGTAGTCGCCAAGTTCTTTAGCCCTGAACATAGGTACATAGCGGTTAGTCGTGCGGGATACACGGCGTAGATTAAATACTTCAATTCTGTCAACACCAATATTGAGAGAACGAGCCTGTGTCTCGTACTGGTTGCTCCAGTACTGCAAGAGGCTTTGGACCATGCGGAAGCGCTGGCTGGCAGGAATATGGATGGATTCTGAGGTCATTACGTCAATGTCACGGCTAAACTCAGACATCAAGGCACCGAGTGCTTCTACGATTGCACCAATACCAATGGTCTCAATAATTAATTTAGCCATGTTTTCTAGAGGTATATCAAGACTAAACGTGTGCTGATTGATTGCCTGTTTGGCGTAGAACTCTAGGTCTTTAGGGGAAACCCATTCATAGTAATAACCCTCAACCATGATCTTGGCGCCAGACGCAGGAGTGGTAGCAAAGCGCAAGATACCATTGCGGCTGTCCAATGAGTACTGTGTGGAAGTCAGTGCAGTAACTGAGGCCCCTACGTTTGTAGCAACCCAAAGGGTGTCAGCGTCAATGTTAGGGTTGCCTAACTCGTAGGTTCTGCCGACAGTGTCAAAGGAGACCTGAAAGAACTTAGGAAAGTCTCGGAGGTATGTCCGTGCTACTTCTGTGACTTCATCAAGGATCTGCTGGGAGTAGATTGACATGCTTACAGTTTACTTCAAATTACTGATCTCCTGAGCCAGCCCCAGGAACAGTGTCACGTGTTGGCTGGTTTACTTCTGGTTGTTGCTCTCGGTGGCGGTGTGTCATCGTTCCAAGAACCCTTGTTATATCTGCAACTGATCCAGTTGGCTTAGGAATAGGTCGTTCAAGAGTCATTTAAACCTCACGCTAGATAATCAAATTGGTCTACGTTTCTGCTCAAAAGAGCAGTCGTAGTAACTGGGGCAAGGATGATTCCATGTTTAGTGGATGTAACTGGTGATGCTGGGCTGTTTGTAAGGTTTACACTTGTTCCATTTCGTAGAGCCGTTGCTGAGATGGTTGATCCATTTGTGTTTACTTGTATAGAAGCAACATAAACAGGGGTGGTGTTATCTGCACCAAGAGCAACGGTAGCCACCGTTGAAATGGTTCCCGCATTGTTTCTGATCAACTTCATAGTATGTGTGTACGTAGTAATTGTTGAAGTAGTCCCAGTGGCATCGTAGTTACATGCGTAAGGGTTGCAATCGTATGGGTTACAGGCGTATGGGTTACAAGAAACATATGAAGTTACTGTCCCTGCGTAGTAATACCCTGGTATTTGACCAGAAGCAACAGCGTTATAACACTGCCCATTAAAAACGTACCCTCCGCCATCAATACAGGCTCTAGCCGAGAAGTTTTGAGATAAGGGAACAGACCCTCCGTAATAACAGGTACAGGTTGCAGTGTCTCCTACGCCTCCATAAGCGTCACAACTACATCCGCCAGAGTCGTAACATCCATACTCGTAACCACCTAAACCACAGCCTTGATCAGACAGGTTTCCATTATTCACGCATGTACCAGTACTACAACAAGAACCGTAACAAGTTTGATAGCAGGTTTGGTAACAAGTCTTTAAACAGGTAGTTCCCGAAAGAGTGCCACCATTAGGGCATGTGTAAGTAGTTCCTGAGGTACTACCTTGGGTAACATCGGTTACAACAGCCCACCAGTTAGTGGCATTGGTAACCCAGAATGCCACACCAAAACCAGCACCAGTCAAATCCCCAGTTGCTTTAATAGTTACGTTTGCTTTAGTGGCATCAAAACTAAGGAGTGGGTACGAAGATGTGGCTGTAGCGGTATACGCTTTGTTAGAAATAATCTGCCAGTCAGGGATGGTTTCAACCCATTCAACTTCTGCTGTAGCCATTGTGGTTGTGTTGGCACGATTGAACGTATCCGAAAACGGTGACACCCACCGTGAAGACTCAACGATTCCAGGAATCATGGCCTTATGCGATCAGGTTGCCGATAAGCACCCACGAGTTTGTTCCACGGTTAATGAGCGTTGCTCCTGCCCATTGACCCTTAAGAGTCTTGCGACCACTTTCAGCGTTTACAGTTACTCCACCAGCACCTTGAATAGTAATGGTGTTAGCAGTTGAGTTAATAGCCAAGAGGTCAATACGGTCACCATCAGTAAAGCCCGTTCCTGGAACTGTGACAGTCATGTTTGCCGCTGTTGGGTTGAACTCAAGTAACTTACCAAGGTCAGCAGTGGTAATGGTGTAGTTGTTAGAAGTAATGGTGGCAGTTGATCGTGTGGAGTTAAAACCTGCACGAGGTGCACCTGTTGCTAACTTGTCTACTGTGACAGAGCCATTTGTTAGTTGTGTGGTCCCCACAGACCCAGCACCAATGTTTGCTCCAGGAAGGTTGGTAAGTGATGCTCCAGAACCAACAAACGCTGTTGCTGTAATGGTTCCTGCGGTAAAGTTACCGCTTCCGTCACGTTGCACAAGAGTGCTCACTGTGTTAGCCGAAGCCATCGCTACGTATGTAGCAAGGTTGGTCCATGCGGATGCACCAGTCTTAACATAGACCTGTGATTGACCACTGTTGGAGTTTGTAGTGCTAGTGACAAAACTGTCACCAATAGAACCAGTTCCGTTTGCTGGCGTTCCAGAAGCAAGGCGAGCAGTATTTGAGGAGTCATACGCACGCTTATCTACAACTAACGCAGTGGTGTAGAGAGTGTTGAACGTATTCTTTACGTAGATTGCATACAAAGGAATTTGGGTGCTTGCAATGGTTGGGAATACTGGGTTCGTTGCACTAGCCGTCCCTTGAACAACAGCGTACTGAAAAGTACCTGAGTTGTTAAAAGCGACAATAAGGTCAAAGCGTGCATCTGTGCTTGTTGGTGCGGCAGGAATAATAACCGTGCTACCTGTAATAGAACCATAGGTTCCAGCGATCCGAACTTCGGTCGCACCAAGCACAACATTCAGATAAGCAGGCGTTGCGTTACCAGCGGCACTAGCAACTGAAGAGACATCTCCACCACTGACTACACCAGAACGATGATCCGCAATACTTGAAAAGTCAAGCGAGTCTGGTTCTGATTGATCTAATGAGGCGATTACTCCAGTTGCATAATCAGTTGCATTGGGAACTGTAAAGCCTGGCATTGCTTACCTCACAAGGTGTCGTAGATGTTTCCGCTTTTCTTCAAATAATTGTAGAGGTCACGAGGAATCGTGTAGCGGGTACCGTCTTCAAAATTAAACACTAACTGTCCCCAGAACATCGTCCACGTACCCTTAACACGGGCTGAGACTTCGTCACTGGATACTTCAAGCGGTTGTACTTCTACAACGGCTTCTTCTGACGCTGTATCAACAGCCTCAGCAAACTGACTGGCTTTTTTGGTTGCCATGGTTACTCCTGTTTGTTTAAGTTAACTATGAATAAAGGGGCGGGTTTTACCCCGCCCCTTAACTCTACTTCATTTTGCCTAATTAGGCAGAAGCGATAGCGCCACCCTTGGTGTTGATCAACACTCGGGATTCGTGCGTGATTACGCCGAAGCCCCAGATTGCGTACCAAGCGAGACCATGCTCACGACCGAAGTCAATTACGCCACCGTCACGGAGTTCAACTGGCAAGGCGATTGCCTGACCAAATGCGTTGTCACCGATCATCATTGCGCTGTACGAGGTTGCGCTTGGGTCGTTGATTGAACCACCTGGGGTGATGTCAACGATTCCAGTGCCACCCTGAAGTACTTGAGTGGTTTCAATGAACACTACGTCGTAGATACGACCGATTTCACCGAGCATGAAGTTTCCTGGAGCGGCATACTTCGTGACTTCAATGAATTCAGGCCAGTCACGGAGCGAGCGGCTCTGTGATGGGTGAACGAAGCACACGTAGGTGTCGCCAAGGCGTGGGATGTTCTGACCAGCAAGGATTTCAACTGCGTCCTTGATAGTTGCAGGCGAGAGGTAACCAGGAGCCGATGCTGAACCAGCGCTTGAGTACTCGTAAGGAGCGATTGAGCCACGGGTTGAGCCGTTGGTCGTGCGACCGAAGACTACCGATGGGGCAACTGCTGAACCGCCGCCGAATGGAACGCCTGCCGAGTACAGCGTGTTGCGTGCCTGAACGTCCATGGACTGTGCCATGTGACGACCGAGCAAGCGGCTGGACGAAGCCATAACGTCATCAAACGATGCGTTCAAGAGAAGTTCGGTTACTGCAACCGACTTACCTTGTTCTTTAACGGTGATTTGAATCTGCGATGCAGTCAACGCCGTTGGTTCCATGCGGGTACCTTCGGTGAGTTCTGAACCACTTGCGCCAACCGAAAGGTTGTTGTAACGCATGAAGTTGACGGTGAGTCCTGGCATTACACCAAGTTCTGTCTTCTTCACTGCGAACTGTTCAAAACGCAGGACTGGCATTGCCTGGAACAAGATTTCCTTGGACCAGATTTGCTGAATTGCTGGGGAGAGGGCGGTTGCCGAGCCGTAGCCGTTTGGACTAATGCTTGCGGAACTGGTTACTGCTCCACCTGTTGGGGCTGGAAAAGCCATGTTCTAATCCTCCTAGGATTAAGTGTTGATATTAGGTTTTAGAACCGACCCCTATTGGGGCGGGCATTAAGTAGCCGATCTCGCATTTTTGCATACTGGTCCATTGTCATGTTACGGATGTCATCCGCATTCAACGTTTGGTATTCCGTCTGAGTTTCCATTGGCCCTACAGGAGGCGCCGTTACTGGTGCCCCCCTCAAACGACCTTGCTGTTGCGCAGTCGCTTGTTGGATTGATTCCATAATAGCATTACTTCGGTCACGAAGTACACTAATAGATGTTTCAATCTCATCTTCCGTATTACCCGATACGAGATCAATCAATTCAGGGATGATTTCTTCCTGAGTTTCCTGAAGTCGGCGGTTACGGTAAGAATTGATTTCCTGAAGACGGCGCTCTTTTTCAATGATTGCCTCTTGGGCTTGGCGCTGTCCTTCAATCTCCTCACAACGACGCTTGTACTCACCGTCAATTTCCTGAAGTTTTACGTTGAACTCTTCTTCACGCTTAAGGAGTAATTCCTTGGCGCTTAGTTCGTCAACTTCTCGCTGGCGCAAGATATCGGCTTCTTTAGCCGCACGTGCTTCAGCCTCTTTTTTAGCGGCTTCACGTTCAGCGGAGATTACGCCCATCTGCTCTTCCATGCTCTTTACACGGGTATCCGCTTCTTCAAGACGCTTATACATCTTGTCCTTTTCTTGCTTGCGGATGCTTTCAACTTCATCTTCGGTAAAAACCTTAGAAGTCTTCATTGCCGACTCTACGAACTGTTCCACCATTGGTGCGTCCGCAGGTACGCTGATAATATCCCCTTCGGGATTGGTATTTCTTGCCATGTCTATTCCTTATGTGTTGTTTGGCGAATAATAACTGTTTTTTTAAACTTAATTGTCTTCGTCTGGGTTACGGCGCTGGGCTAACCTCGCTCCGTATGCCCGTGAAACCATTTTGTTTACTAACTCTTCTTCAATCGGTGAAACTCCTGGTAAAGGAGCGGCTCCACCGTCTGACGGATTTACATTACCATCTCCAGATGAGGTGGGTGCGGGAGCCGCCCCACCGTCTGGAGTCGCAACCATTCCAGTAGCCAACATAATGGCTTGCTGAATTTGGGCACGCATCATGTCAAGAGCGCCCTGATCCAAGGCGTCGTCCTGAAGTTCTTCAAAGATTTCAAGCATCTTTTCGTTCGGGAATTCCTCACCAAGTAGACGCAGAGCGCCACGCTTGGACTCAAGACCAAGAGCCATCTTGGCTTGTACTTCATTGAGTTTGATGAGTTGGTCAACAGGTAATGGTTCAGGCCAGTGAACTGTTGTTTTATAAGTCAAAGGGTCACCAGGATTTAACTGAGGCAACTGGTCTGGTTCAGGTTCTGCGGCAAGAGAAGGGTTGTAGGTCAACCATTCAGGCTGGAAGATAGCCACCGTGCGAATGATCAATTCGTTTACACGCTCAAGACCCTTTGTAAAGTGGATCTTTTTCATCATGAAACGGTTCATCATTGGCTGGTATTGAATAGCCAAGGCAACACCTGAGGTGTTAGATACTGGCTGGAATTGACCCAGTGCAGTTTCAGGAACACCTGTCATTTCGTGCATGGTGCGCTTAATAAAAGAGATGTACTCCAAAGCGCCAGCCATTTCACCACGTGACTCAAGGTTAAAGACGTTGGCGTCCTTAGGAAGACCAGCCCAAACTTTCTTAGGTCCACGCTCAAGTTGTGAAGCCTTTGCACCAGTGATGATGGTTACAGGAGCGGCGTGGTAGTTGATGATGTCTGAGACTTCAACCATCTTCTCATTGAGTTCACGGTTTAGAGGGATGATGTCCCAAATGTCTGACTGACCCCAAGGTGACGAAGAGATAGTGGAGTTAGGGATATGGACAATAGGGATCGTTCCCAAAACGTTGTCGTACTGGTCAATGAGTTCATCGTTAATGAACTGTTGAACTGTTTCATCAGTAAGGATTTCAGTAAATGTATAAACCTGACGGGTACCTTCTGGTGATGTTCCCCAGAAG